GTCACCATCAACAAATACAATTTAATAGATAGAAATAGATTCGTATTCCCTAATACCGCCTCAACCATTTATGGCGTATTCAACCTCCAATATCGTTTATTGGGGACTAACATTGAGTTTATACCGACGCCATCAGGTGGCCAAGTTCTTCAGATCCTTTACATTCCCCGCCTTCCTCTTTTAATGCTTGATACAGACATCACTACCATTGGCTTCAGTGGATGGTTAGAGTATGTAATTGTTAGGGCTGCTAAATATGCACTTGATAAAGAAGAATCAGACACAACGAAGCTAACAGAAGAGATTCTGTTCATTCAGAAACGTATTGAAGATACCGCTCCTAACAGAGATGCAGGACAACCGGATCGAGTCAGTGACATACGCCAAGGCCGAGGCTGGGGCGATGGTGGTGGCTTCGGACAAAACGGCGCGATTGGTGGATTCTAATGGCCCTCCCCCTTTTCAATTTCAGTGACCGCAATCAACAAATGATGCAGAGTCAATGGGCTTCGCAGATTAACCCAGTATTAGCTAACCCGCTTACCTCTCCTAGGATACTAAAGAATATTGCTTTAACCACCGGAGTCAACGTCATCAACACCGGGTTACAAGCAATGCAACAAGGATGGATTATCTCTGACCAAAGTGCCGCAGCCTCAATCTATAGGTCTGCTGCTTTTAATGACTTAACTTTAACTTTAACCTCTAGTGCTCCTTGCACTATTAACTTAGTGGTGTACTAATGTCAAACGACGGCTCTATAACAACCCCAAACATGGGTCTATTAAATCCAGTACCAGGTGTTACACCGGGGCAAGCTTATGCCTCAGATATTTACACCTCATTAACTTTAATCGATTCCCACGATCATACCTTAAACAAAGGCGTGCAGCTTACTCCTCTTTCTTTAAACATCAACTCAGCACTCAACATGGCCGGTGTCGGAAGCTCAACCCCTCAAATCCTCTTAAATACACAAGCAGTGAACTTCGTACCTTAAACAACTAATGCTGCTATCAATAGTATTTTCTTTAAGGGGACAGAATTATGGGTAACCGATGGGGCCAATAATCATATACAAATAACTGCTGCAGGAGTTGTAAATGCCACGGGCAGCGGTGTTACAAACGGCCTTGCTACAGCAGCCTTCAATGGTTCAAATAATCTACAATTATTCTATGATATCGGGGGTCTTGCCACTTCAATAGACACAGGAAATGTATTACTTAGAAACTTATCTCCTAACTCTACATATGCATTAACTCTGTCAGCTCCTAACTTAACAGCAAGCTATCAAGTTACCTTACCCACTTTACCTGGTGTTCAAGGGCCTTTGATAATGAGCACCTCCGGTGAACTAATCCCAACTACTTATGATCAAGTAGGATTAGATATGGGGGCCTTAGGATCTAATAACATCTTAAACTCTTTTACTGGAATCTCTCAAGGCCAAGCAAATATAATTGCAGAACAAGTAACTACAGTTGGGGCAAATGCGATTGCTTCTAATATGAATGCTGTTGGCGGATACAATGTTATAATCAATGGGATTAACTCAGTGACAGCCTCCGCCGCCGACACCATTGCTAATGGGATGGATTCTACCGGTGCAAATACCATTGCTGGTAAGATGACATCCGGAACCGACGTAACATCGATGGTCAGCCAATTCAGCAACGCGAATTGCAACACTATTGCTAATAACATGAACATTGGTGCTGCTTCAGCTATCTCACTGCTTGCCGCCGCGGGCATCACGAGTCCCGAAGCAAACACAATAATATCCGCCGTTAACTCCTCTTCCGCCGCAAATAATATTCTTAATAACACAAGCTCAGCGGCAATGATCGGTGGGCACTACCCCGTTGTTGTAAACAGCGCCCAAGGGGGGAGATTTACTATGGCTTCCGGTCGCTGGGACACATCCTTTGGAAACACCAATTACGGGGTAAGCATATCCCGAATAGGAACCGGACAATTTACAGCTACCTGGAGTCAAAGCTATACCAATCCTCCAATGGTTACCTGCACGATTGATGGTGCAACTGCATTAGTAAACACATCTAGTATCACAACCTCCGGATGCGATATTACAACTCGACAATACACCACATTGTCAACTTTGGGCGGTAATTCTTTCCCTTTAACGGATGAAAGCTTCAGCATAATCGTATATGGGTTTGCAAGCTAATGTTACAGAAACAACCCCTTAACATCAACTTCGCTCAAGGCTTAGACCTTAAGACAGATGACAAGCAAGTCACGCTGGGGAAGTTCTTGTCTCTTGAGAATAGCATCTTTACTAAAGGTGGGTTGTTACAAAAACGTAATGGATTTCAAACTCTCTCAGCATTGCCAAATTCAACTTTTACTTATGTTACAACGCTAACTAACGGCCTTGTTGCTATAGGCAATTCACTCTCATCTTATTCCTCAAGTGCACAAAAATGGATAAACAAGGGCTTCCTCCAGCCTATAGCTCTATCCACTCTCCCCTTAGTAAGATCTAGCACAAATCAAACCTATGCAGATTCACAAACTGCTCCTAACGGGTTGATCTGCACCGCGTACATAGATGCCCAAGCTTCTGGGAATGTGTACGCTTACACTATTGCTGATAGTATATCAGGTCAGATTGTAGTTCCAGAGACACCGCTTGTGACTAATTTAGTTGGAAGAGGAGTAGCTAACAGAGCTCCTAGGGTCTTTGTATTAGGCAACTATTTCATTATAGGCTTTGGAACATCGAATAACTTCTTAGAATACATTGCTATACCTTATAATAACCCAACACTGCCTTTTCCTGCTGCTGATATAACATCATCTTATGTTTATTCTGCTCCCCAAAGCTGGGACGGTATTGTTTATGGTAACAATCTTTATATAGCATACAGAAACTCAAGTGGTTTAGTTACCACTGTTTTATCATCACTATTAGTAATAGGTCTTTCTATAACCTATGCAGGATACACACCAACCATGTTAAGCTTGGCAGTGCCCACAACTGGGGCTGCTAATAGGATCTATGTTTCTTGGGTTAATAGTGACACAACTAGCGGCTTTACTTTAGCTATGAATGAATTCTTAGTTCAAATAATGGCCCCGACAGCTTGGATCAGTGGGACGCAAGTTATAAATAACATTACCTCAACAACTGAAACCGGCGACTCAGTTAACATCTATGGTGAAGCTAACTACGATTTACCTTGGGGCCCACAAGATTGCAGCATTGGTGTAATAAATCTACCTTTTGGTGGAAGCCCCTCAGGTGCTGTTACTATAGCTAATAGCGTGAGCCTTGCATCTAAAGCTTTCACAATTAATAATATTGATTACATGCTAGCCACATATGTCTCATCCCTTCAAAACACTTACTTTCTTATTAGCGGAACAGGACAGATTATATCTCGTTTTGCATACCAAAACGGTGGTTGAGAGCTAAGCTTAGGGCTTCCTAATATCTCTATTAATGGCAGTACAGTCTCAATACCATACAGAACAGCTGACCTTATATCTACGGCAAACTCGGGTACAGCTCTTGTCTCTACACCAACAGCGCCCGTATCCCTAAGCGCGGTATATGCTCAAACAGGCATCAACTTAGTGAATCTTAACTTTGCGCCTCCTACAATATCGTCTTCTGAGATAGCAGAAACGCTAAATGTTTCAGGCGGTATGCTGTGGTCTTATGATGGAGTTAAGCCGGTAGAACAAGGCTTTAATCTCTTTCCTGATAATCTAGACCCTCTCTCGACAGCTTCAACCGGAGGAGGAAGCATAACTCCAGGTACATACTATTATCAAGTTACATATGAATGGACCGACAACAACGGTAATATCAATAGATCTGCACCCTCTATACCGATCTCTATTGTAGTCACAGGCACAAGCACTAATACCATTACGCTTAACGTTCCTACCCTAAGACTTACATATAAGTCCAATGTATCTATAGTGGTATACCGATGGTCTGCTGCACAGCAAGTCTATTATGCTTTAAAACCCTATTCATCAGCTCCTACATACAATGATACTACAGTCCCTTATGTGACGATTGTGGATACTAATTCCGATGCTCAAATCTTAGGGAATCCAATCCTATACACAACCGGCGGTGTCATTGAAGACATAGCAGGTCCAGCAACTTCGCTTATAACCTTGTTTAATAATCGTCTGTTCTTGGTTGATGCCGAAGATCCTAATTTACTATGGTATAGCAAACAAGTTATTGAAGCGGTGCCCGTTGAGATGTCAGATTTACTCACAATCTATGTAGCTCCGACAACGGGGGCCCAAGGATCTACGGGACCTATTACTGCTATAGCGCCCATGGACGATAAGCTTATAGTGTTCAAAGAGAATGCCATATACTACATCAACGGTGTGGGGCCTGATAACACCGGATCTAATGGAACATACTCTGATGCTATCTATGTTAGTTCCTCTGTTGGTTGTGCCAATCAGAATAGTTTAATCTTAATGCCTAATGGGATTATGTTCCAATCAGACAAGGGCATATGGCTATTAGGACGAGATCTCTCAACCACATACATCGGGGCTCCAGTTGAATCTTTAACTCTTGATACTTTAGTCAACACCGCTTTATTAATCCCAGGCACTAATCAAGTGCGCTTTACAATGGATAGCGGGATTACTTTAATGTATGATTACTATTACGGACAGTGGGGCACTTTTGTTAACATCCCTGGTATCTCAAGCACTCTGTATAATGGCCTCCATACGTTCATAAATGCCTCAGGATCAGTGTTCCAAGAGACCTTGGGGTCTTACCTAGATAATGGCTCTCCTGTGCTCATGCAATTCACCACAGGCTGGGCTAACTTAGCTGGTCTACAAGGCTATGAGCGAACATACTTCTTCTTTTTGTTAGGTCAATACATTACACCGTTTAAGCTTCAAGTCTCTTTGGCCTATAATTACAATGCTCAAGCCACACAAGTGATCACAGTATTGCCAGAGGATGCTTCGCCCGCATTCGGTGATGACGCTCTTTGGGGCAGTGGGACACCGTTTGGTGGACAGAATCAAGTGTTTAAGGCTCGTGTATTCCCTCAAGTTCAGAAGTGTGAATCCTTTCAGATCAGTATACAAGAGGTATATGATAGTGCGCTTGGGATAGTCAGCGGCGCAGGACTAACGCTCTCTGGCATGAATCTTGTAATCGGAGCTAAAAAAGGTTACCGAACTCAATCAGCTGGGAGATCCTTTGGTTAACGCTGGACAATACTACATTATCGAAGCCCTGCTTCTCGCCTTTAACCTATTGGTACTCTTATGAGCCTTTATGGACAATACATCAAAACTAGAGAAGACTTCGACATCATTGAGAATTCATTAGGCTTT